ACGTATTTGGCGTATCTGACCCTAGAGGAATCTACGCATCACCAGGTGCTTAATAGATAATTTTGTGGCGGGACATAGTTCCGCCACAATCACTAAATAGAAAGGAAAAATGCACCCTAAAAACTTCAGAGTACAGATAAATGCTTATCAATATCATGCAGATTTTGTTATAACTTGCGTAGATTCACCATTAGACATCGAAAACTCAATTGTTGACAGATTGGGAAAAGGTGATATAAAATGGGAACATCTTGGAGAAATGATGGATCCAAGAGTACAAAGAATAACCTATGAGGAGGTTATAAATGGAGATGCAAACACATCTACAGAGCCTTTACACACAGAAGAAGGGTCTGGACTTGAAATGGGAGCAGGAGCATCTTAAAGAAGGTAGATATACCTTAAACATGGTTAAAATTGACCGAGCTGTTAGAGACGTCATTAACCATATAAAAATTGCAGAGGCTAAAAAAGAGCATTTGCAAAATAAAATAGACGATGCTGCACCCGAAGTTTCTGTAGCTACTTAAACAAAAGCTACATCGTTGGAAAAATTCAATCCACATCACAGGCTCTCTTGCGCTCAACTAAAATCTAGTATATAAAAAAATAACTATACAAATAAGTTTATGTAGACGCGTATAGTCGACGGCCTAGAGACTACATAAACGTAACTAGGAGGATAACACTATGGCAAACACTACGTTCCAAGGACCGGTAATATCTAAAAATGGATTTTTTACTACAGGTCCAGCTAATGTTGTAGATGCTGATTCGAGCACATCATTAACAGTTGCTTCTCACGCGGGAAGAATTGTACATAATAATGCTGCTGGAGCGGTAACTTATACATTACCAGCAATCAACGCTAACTCTGATTCTGCAGTTGCAGGACCAGGAGCAGATCTAAACAATCTAAGTAACATAGGTGCAACTTTTGAAATTTTTGCATCAATTACTAAGACTGGAGATTTTGTTGTACAAGTTGCTAACTCTAACGATGTTATGGTAGGAGGCGCAAAATTTATTGACGACTCTTCTGATAACATGGTTGGTTTTGAAACAGCTTCAACATCAGACACTATTACTTTAAACGGTAGTACAACTGGTGGTGTAACTTTTGCAAAAGTTACGTGTACTGCAATTAGTTCTACTCAATGGAAAGTTGATGTAGAGTCTGGTTGTACTGGTACACCAGCAACACCGTTTAGCGCGGCAGTAAGTTAATAATCAATTTAGTGTGGGCCTTCGGGCCCACACTTAATTTAACGGAGAATAAAAAATTATGAAAAGTGATGTAAAATCAGTTAGAGTTACAGCAACAGGAGCAGTATTTGCTGGAAGAACTAGACTTAGAGGAATTATATTAGCATCTGATGCAGGTGGTGCTGGGACTATAATTCTTCAAGATAATTCAGATAGCACAACTTTGTTTCAAGCTGACGTTCCTAATGGAGATGTTTTTTCAATGAACATTCCTGAAGATGGAATTTTATTTCCAGGCGGAATGAAAGTCTCTACTATTACAAACATAGATGCAGCTACTTTATTGATTGATAAGTAGGAGGTT